GGCTAAAGGCCACCGACCAGATTGCAGCCCTCAAGTTGCTCGCCCAGATGCACGGCTGGTTGGCCCCCGAAAAGGTAGAGCACAGTCTGAATGGCCACGCCGACCGACTCGACCGCGCGCTCGCCCGAGCTCGGGCTGCACGATAAGCTCCGCGAGATCGCGGTCGCCTGCCGCGCCGATCCTCTAAAATTCGTGGAACTGGCTTACCCTTGGGAAGAGGCCGGCACGCCGCTCGCCAACCATCCCGGGCCCGACCTCTGGCAGCGAGAAATTCTCGAATACGTTCGTGATAACCTCGGCACCGGCCGGCCACTCCGTATAGCCGTGGCGGGCGGGGTAGGACCCGGCAAATCGGCGATGATGGCGTGGCTGATCGGCTGGGGCATGACCACATGCGTGGACACCCGCTGCCGTATCACCGCCAACACCGGACCGCAGATCACCACGGCGACGTGGCCGGAGATCACCAAGTGGCATCGGATGTCACTGTTTGCGGACTGGTTTGAGGTTGGCGACCGCCGCATGCGGTCACTCGATCCAACCCGCAAGGATAGCTGGCGCTGCGACGCGATCACATGGGATGAACACCGCCCGGAAGCTTTCGCAGGCTTCCACAACGCCGGCCGACGGATCATCTACGGCTTCGATGAATCGGCCGGCATCGGTGCCCCGATCTTCAAGGAATCCGAAGGCATCCTGTCGGGCTCGGAAGACACCGAGATCATCTGGCTCTGCCTTGGCAACCCGACCCGGAACGATACGACCTTTCGCACTTTCTTCGCCGGCGGTCGCAACGCCCACCTATGGAAGTCGTGGCACATCGACACCCGCAACGCGCGGATGTCCGACAAGGCACAGATCGCCGAGTGGATCGAAAGCTACGGTTTCGACAGCGACTTCGTCCGCGTTCGCGTCCTATCTCAATTTCCGCGCGCCGGCTCAACACAGTTCATCTCCAGCGAGTCGGTGACGGAAGCCGTCGCACCCGAGCGCGATGTTGATGTGACGCTGCACGACGCGCTGATCATGGGCGTTGATGTGGCGCGGTTCGGTGACGACAAGACCGTATTTCGTTTTCGCCGGGGTCGCGACGCGCGCTCAATCAAGCCACTGAAATTTCGCGGTCTCGACACCATGCAAGTGGCCGCGCGCGTGGCAGAGGCCTACGCCACCTACAAGCCGGACGCCGTGTTCATCGACAATGGTGGCTTCGGCGCCGGTGTAGTCGACCGCTGCAACTATCTGCACCTGCCAGTACTCGGCATCGACTTCGGCGGCGTTCCCGATCGCGAGATCCAGGGCCGCGAATCCGGCATCTGGTACTACAACAAGCGCGCCGAGATGTGGGGAATAATGCGCGAATGGCTGGCGGGCGGCACGATCGACAATGATCCCGAACTGGTCGCCGACCTTACCGGCGTCGAATACGGCTACGCGCTCAAGAACAGCCGCGACTGCATCGTGCTCGAGAAGAAAGAACACATGAAGGCGCGCGGGCTGTCATCGCCGGACGATGGCGACGCGCTGGCGCTTACGTTTGCGCATCCGGTTGCTGCCGCCGACCAGCGCCACAAGTACGGCCCATCCGGCGGACAGAGCCACCAATACGAATATGATCCGCTGGCGAACCGATGACCGATGATTGCCGCTTGATCCATCGCGCAGGTTTACACGAAATGCCGCGCACCAACGTGGCACCGAAAGACCCCGAGGCGCGCGAAGATATCGCCGATTTTCTTTATGGCGCGCTGATGAAACCGCTGCACCATTCAATCCAGCAGCACCGGCTCAACGTCGAGCAATCGCTCACCACGATGACGATCGCCGAACGCATCGCCGTCGAACTCGAAATGACGCAGCGCTCCCGCGCCGTCCACTCCTATGACTACGATCCGTTGAGGTAACATGGGCTTCCTCGCACCATCCGCCCCCGCCGCACCGCCGCCCCCGCCGCCGCTTCCTCCGGCGGCAAATCCAGCGACGACCGCGAGCGGCCAGACCCAGGCTGCGGGTGCTGCCGCCAAAGCGCGCTCGGCTGCGGCTGAAGGTGCCGGCATGTCCGGCACGGTCGAGACGAGTGCGCAAGGCGTGGCGTCGCCGTCGATCGCCAAGGGGCAGTTGCTGGGGCAGACGTCGTCGTGATCACGCTGGCATTCAAACCGGAAAAACAACCGCGCAGCATGACCCGCAGCGCGTGGCGTGAAGCCAACCGATGGAGGCGCGTGGCCCAACGGATCATGAACCTCGAACTGAAATCGAGAGAGGCGGAATTCCGCAAGATGTATGAAGACGCGGTCGTGTTCGGCGTCGGCTGTATGATCGTCGACTGAATGAGCATCGACGTCGCCACCACGGCACATTACGAACTCGCCAACGCATCTCTGCTCGCCGATGCTCCTGCCTTCGCGAAACAGGCGTGGTACGCGCAGAGTCAGAACTGGGAAGACGAACGGCAACAGTTAGAAGCCAGACTTTATGGTCTGAGATCGTGGCGCCTGTCATGGTGGGAGCACTGGGCAGCCCTTGCCTCTGCCATCCTCCCACGTAGGTATCATTGGCTAATCGTCCCGAACACAATGACCCGTGGTCTCGCGATCAACGGCGCCATCAAGGACCCCACGGGCTCGCAAGCCGTCCGCGTCTGCACCGCGGGCCTGCGCTCCGGCATCATGTCGTCGTCGCGGCCATGGTTCAAGATCAAGCCCGGCCTGCGCAACTTCAAGCCCGACCGCGACGCCGAGTTGTGGTTCGAGGACACCCAGGACCGCATCTATCGCGTGTTTTCGGGCTCGAACTATTACCAGACCGGCACGCAGATGTTCGAGGACCTCACGGTGTTCGGCACCGGCCCGAAGCTGATGTACGGCGACCGGGATTCGATCATCCGCTGCTACAACCCGTGCGCGGGAGAGTACTATCTCGGCGCAGGCCCCGACGGCCGGATCACTTCGTTCTACCGCACCTATGTGCAGACCGTGATCCAGATGGTGCAATTCTTCGGGCTGGAGAACTGCTCGCCCAACGTGCAGGCGCTGTGGGAAAACAAGGGCGCAGCGCTGGAGACCGAAGTCATCGTCGCGCATGCGATCGAGCCGAACTTTTCGCTATCCATGCCCGGCATGCCCTCGAACCTCGGCAAGATCCCCGGCAATTTCGCCTATCGCGAAGTGTTCTGGGAATGGGGCACCTACAGCCCGCAGCCGCTGTCCCGCAAGGGATTCCGCGAAAAACCGTTCATCGCGCCGCGCTGGGCCACTACCTCGAACGACGCCTATGGCCGCTCTCCGGGCATGGACGCGCTGCCGGACATCCTGCAACTGCACACCATGACGGTGCGCCAAGCCGAGGCGATCGAGAAGATGGTGCGCCCGCCGATGCTGGCGGACATGGCGCTGAAGAACCAGCCGTCCTCGATCCTGCCGGGACGCGTGACTTACGTCGCCGACGTCGCCAAGGGCATGAAGTCGATCTACGAGATCAACATGGACATCGAGCACATGTCCAAGCTGATCGAGAAAATCGAGCAACGCGTCGAAAAGTGGTTCTTCAACGATTTGTTCCAGATGATGGAAAACATCCAGGGCGTGCAGCCGCGCAACGAGATGGAGATCGCCGAGCGCCGCGGCGAGAAGATGCAGGTCTTGGGCCCGGTCGTCGAAGGCATCGAGAACGAACTCGCCGACGACATCCGCAGGTGTTTTGCCATCATGGCCCGGCGCGGCATGATCATGCCGAAGCCGAACAGCCTGAAGGGCATCCCGCTCGACATCGAATTCGACAGCATGATTTCCGTGGCGCAGCGCGCCGCCGAGACCGCAGCCAGCGAGCGCGGCATCACCGTGATCACAAATCTGGACAAGCAGTATCCCGACAAACACATCGGCGACAACGTCAACTGGGACAAGACCGCGCGGGACTACCTCGACAAGGGAGGCTTCCGCGTCGCCAACATGAACTCGGAAGATGACGTGAAGGCGATGCGCGCCGCGCGTGCGCAAGCCAACAAGGAAGCGGCGCAGCAGGCGCAGCAGGCACAGGCTCTCACGCATACCGTGCCCGCCGTCGCGGGTGCTGCAAAGGACGCCAGCCAGATCGACACCGGCGGTGCGCTGAATGCGCTGCAGGTGATGCAGGGATTTACGCCGGCCAATCAAGCAAGCGTGCCGCAGGGGTGATGTGATGAAGTTCACGATGCGAAAAATGATTGACGGGACACCGGTTCAGATCGAGGTAATAGATCAGGGGCTCCGACGATTTAAGGGCCGCGCGTGCTATACGGCCCGCTATGTGGTGCCAGGACGCAAGCGCGCCATAGTCGGCCGCGTCGACAGACATCTCGCTGATTTGGCGGCAGACCGGAATGCATTCCGCCTCTCTGAAGATCTAGCGTTGCTTGAAACCTTCGCAGGACTGACGTTCTGATGACCGACGACATCCTCGACATGGACGGCAACCCAGCCGCCGCACCCGAGCAGGTCATCGAGACTGACGGCAACGGCGATCCGCTGCGCCAGGGCTCGTTGATGACCGAGCGCATGTCCTACGAGCGCGTGATCGAAGGCCTCAAAATGACCTCCGACGCCTGCGCCCATCTGATCCGTCACGAACCCTTGAAGACCGAATAC